TCCTAATGCAGGTGGTGTAACTTTATTCTTAGGATAACAAATGGCAACCTATTCTTATCTTAAAACAGATATCATAAATACAGCAGAAAATGATTCTACAGAGTTTGCAGATCAAATTGCTGCTTTTGTTAATAGAGCTGAAGATCGTTTAATAAAAGAATTAGATGATTCAGGATTAGATTATTATACATCTGTAACATTAACAGCAAATAATCCTAATGTAACTCTACCAAGTGGAGCTTTAGTAGTTCGTAACATAGCATTTAGAACAAGTGTATCTTCTAATATTACAACTTTATTACAAAGACCTTACGAATATGCAATAGACTACTGGCCCTATGCAAGTGCTTCAACAGGCACACCAAGATATTATTCAAGAAAAAATAATACAGAGATTTATATAGTACCTACTCCAGCATCTGCTGTAGTAAGTGAAATACATTATACAAAAAGTCCTTTAGCCTTATCAAGTGCTACAGGCACAAGTGCAACAACATCTAATTATTTTAGTGAGTTTTGTTATAATGCATTGTTTAATGCATGTATGATAGAGGCAACAATATATATGAAGAGTTGGAATAATGTTCCAGTTATGGAAGCACAATATAAAAATTCAATAGATGCGTTACGTAATCAAGCAAGACGTACTAGACAAGATGATATGCAAAGTCCAAAGAGTCCTGATGGTGGACCTAATACAGTTATTCAAGGAGCTAATTAATGTCAATTAATAGAACTAAAATATCTCAAGAAGTAAATAAACCGAATAACAAAAAAAAATTTAAAAATGCAAAAAAAATGTATACCCCAAAAGATAAATATATTCCACAAAATAATTATAAGATGATGAAACCTCAGAATATAGAAACTCAAAATTTATTACAACTTTTACAAAACAATTAATAAGGAAAAAAAAATGGAAAAAGAAAGTAATCTTTCAGGACCACATACTTTACTAAGATACCCTGCTAATTTAGAAGAGGTAACAGGTAAACCTACAGGACAAGGCTTTGGTGCTGCTCGTAAAGGTCCTCAAGTACATGGAACTATAGAATCTGTGGTAGATGAAGATTATCCTAAAGGAACTACATTTGCTACAAATACTAAAGATGTTAAAAATATTGGAGTAAAATAATATGTTAAAAGGTAAACAAAAAAATATAGATGTAGCTGCTCCCTTTGGTAAAATTACTGGAGCTGATTTTAAAAAATTAGGTGATGGTGATAAAGTAGTTTCTAAAATGTATGGTGGTACAGTAATGAAAAAAATGTATGGTGGTAAAATGATGAAACTAGCTGGAGGTGGTATGATGCCTCAAGTAAGAAGAAAAAAAGGTAAGAAAATTAAATAATGCCTTTTGCTTCTGATAAACAAAAAGCTTATTTAGCTATTAATAAACCTGATGTATATAAAAAGTTTAAAAAAGATATGAAATCAGGTGGTAAACTAATTGATAATTCTGGACAGAAGTTTGTTCAGAAACTTTATAAAGGAGGACAGATAAAGTGAGAAATAAAATTATAGATAAGATTATAAATTTTTTTAAAAGTTTAAGAAAAGAGTAAGATATGTTAGGTGGTTTACCAGTTGAAATGATTACAATGCTTGGCTCTAGCCTTTTAGGTGGAGTCATGTCAATGTGGAGTCAAGCAACTAAAAATAAACAAGAACAACAAAAGATGCTATTAGCTAGAGATAAGTTTCAAATGGCAGAAGTTGGTAAAGCTAGAGAGTTTGACAATAAAGGATTTCAATGGACAAGAAGAATAATTGCATTAACTGCAGTATTCTTTATTATTGCTTATCCTAAACTTGTACCTGTCTTTACAGATGTTGGTGTTGTACTTACATGGACAGAATTTAAAGGTGGATTTTGGTTCTTAATAGATAAACAAGAAGTCTATATGGATAGATTATTTAATGGTGTAGTTATTACACCTCTTGATACACACTTAATGTCAGCAATAATTGGATTATACTTTGGTGGAAGTTTAGTTAAAAAGTAATGGCTAAAGAAAAAAAGAAAAAGAAAAAGAAAAAAATTACAGGGTCAGGCATGAAGGGCATGACTATTGGTAAAGGTGATAAAAGATCTACCAAGTCAGGAGCAGGACTAACAGCTAAAGGTGTAGCAAAGTATAGAAGAAATAATCCAGGAAGTAAATTAAAAACTGCTGTAACAGGTAAAGTAAAAAAAGGTAGTAAAGCTGCTAAAAGAAGAAAGAGTTACTGTGCAAGATCTGCAGGACAAATGAAGAAGTTTCCTAAAGCAGCTAAGAATCCTAACTCAAGATTACGACAAGCACGTAGAAGGTGGAAATGTTAAATGGCTAAATTATGTCCTAAAGGTAAAGCTGCAGCTAAAAGAAAGTTTGATGTATATCCATCAGCTTATGCTAATATGTATGCATCAAAAGTTTGTAAAGGAAAAGTAAAAGCAAAAAAAGGTGGTGCATTAAAAAAATGGGTAGGAGAAGAATGGGTAGATATAGGAGCTCCTAAGAAAAATGGTAAGTTTCAACCTTGTGGTAGAAAAAAAGCTAAAGGTTCTAAACGTAAATATCCTAAATGTGTACCTAAATCAAAAGCTCAACGTATGACAGCATCACAACGAAAATCAGCAGTACAAAGAAAACGAGCAAAGAAACAAGGTATAGGTGGTAAGCCTACTAATGTTAAAACATTTGCTAAACATGGTGGAAGTATAGGTGCTTGTTTAGTTGCATCTATGTATGATTAAAGGATAATATAATGGCAACAAAAAAAGTAACTGCACCTAAAGGTTTTCATTGGATGAAAAAAGGTAAAGAATTTAAGTTAATGAAAAATCCAACTGGTGGTTATAAACCTCATAAAGGAGCATCTTTAACAGCTTCTTTTTTAATACAAAAAGTTCATAAGGTTAAAACATCAGGTACATATAATTTTAATTTAGATATAGATGAAGTAATTCAAGAAGCTACTGAGATGATTGGTGGTGAACAAACTCTTGGACATACACCTCAATCTGCTAGAAGATCAATTAACTTAATGTTAAATGATTGGCAGAATAGAGGTATTTTATTATGGACAACATATACAACTGCTGTAACTGTATCAACAAGTTTAGGAACATATGATCTTTCAAGTTCTACAACAGATGCTTTACAAATTAATTTAAGAAGAGATTCAACAGATATTGAATTACAAAGAATATCTTTTGAAGAATATTTAAATATACCAAATAAAACACAAACAGGTAGACCAACACAGTTTACTGTTAAAAGAAATTTAGCTAACCCAACAGTTTTTGTGTGGCCCCTTCCTGAGAATACAACAGATACTTTACAAATAGAAGCTATACGTCAAGTAGAAGATGTAAATAAATCTGCTGATCAAAATGCTGATTCACCTGTAAGATTTTTACCAGCATTAACATGTGGATTATCTTATTATTTATCTATGAAAAGAACTGGTATACCAATGGATCGTATAGCTATGTTAAAACAAAATTATGAAGAAAAATTAGCTCGTGCTTTAGATGAAGATAGAGAAAGAGCAAGTTTACTTATTAAACCAAGATATAGGTATGTATAGTGGCAAGTAATAAAAATGCAAAAGCTATGTGCGATTCATGCAGTTTTGTATATCCACATAGAGTAATGAAATTAAATAGTTACGGAATGCTTAATTGTCCAACATGTTTTGATGGTGCATTTGATCTTAAAAATCATCCACAAAATAAAGTTCCAAATGTAAGAGATAACCCTGCAATTCAAAATCCAAGACCTGATGATGGTGGTAGAAATTTAATTTGGGCATTGGCTAATATTACATGGAATGATGTACCAGATCCAGATAATAGAAAGTGGGATACAGTATGAGTGATTTATCAAACAGCTTAATTAATGCTACATATAAAAAATTATTACAAATAGATACATCTGGTAATACAGGTGTTGATGCATCTTTAACAAATATACAAACAGGTGATGGTACTAATACAGCAATTAAAGTTGCTACAAGTGCTGTTAAAATTGCAGGGACTTTTGGTGTTGATGGTAATACATCAGTTTCAGGTAATTTACAAGTAACAGATAAAGTATGTGCTTCTGCATATTATGGAGATGGTTCTAACTTAACAGGTGTTACTATGTCTATTGGTGGTGACATATCAGTATCAAGTTTAGTTGTAGCTAATACAGTAACAATTGGTGGTACATTAACAGTTGGTGGAGCAGCATTATTTAAATCTACTGCGACTGTAAGTGGAGCTTTTCATGCAGCAGGTGCTGGTAGTTTTGGAAGTACTGTTACAGTTGTCGGAGCTACACATCTACAAAGTACAGTATCTATAGGTGGTACTACTACCATAGGTGGTGCTGTAATGGTATCTGGTGGAGAGATACAAATAAAAAATAGTGGTACACAATCTAATGTAAAATTATATTGTGAATCAGGTAACTCACATTATGCAGCTTTACAAGCTCCTCCACATTCTTCTTTTAGTGGCAATATAACAATAACATTACCAGTAAGTACTGCAACATTAGTAGGTACATCTACTACTGATACATTAACAAATAAAACATTTGGTGATAAGGTTGATTTTAATGATGATGTTTGTATTAGTGGTGATTCAGTTCTTGTAGGTAATGCAACTATAGGTGGTACATTATCTGTAGGTGGTGCTGTTAATCTTGCATCAACATTAACAGTTGGTGGGGAAGCAATACTAAAAGGAGCAACAAGTCTTGGTAGTACACTTAAAGTTGCTGGAGTGGCAACCTTTACAGAAAAAGTATGTGCATCAGCTTTCTATGGTGATGGTACAAATATTACAGGCATACCTATTACAGGTAATATATCAGTTTCAAATGCAAATGTAGGTGGTACATTATTTGTATCTTCTACTGCAACTATTAAAGGTGCTGTGTCATTAGGAAGCACATTAGATGTAACAGGTAACACATCTATAGGTGGTACATTTATGGCTACAGGCAATGCTACATTTGATGGAGATGTATCTGTATCAGGAGATATAAATGTTGGTGGTCACGTAACTATAGCAGGTGCTGTAAGTTTAGGAAGTACTTTAGATATTACAGGCAATACATCTGTAGGAGGTACTTTAAATACAACAGGTAAAGCAGAATTTGAAGATGATGTATCTGTATCAGGTGGA